ACAATATTTACAACTAGTCGAGAAGGGGGTCGGCACCAACCAAAGTTGAAAGCCAATACACGTAACAACGAATAACTAGAGTGAATGTTATGATCAACGCAATCAAGATCACCGCGAAGGTGACCACGACCAAGGTAATCCAATCTAATGTTATCAGCATGATTTCGACTGGCGATTTGTCGAGTTGCTTCGTGTATAACGAAGTTTCCTGTCATTTTCCAGTCTTTGTCGTCTCTGTAAGCGCTTCCTATCGATCAGGCGCCTGAGGTCTGCTGGACTCATATCCAACATGTGTTGTGCTTCTTCTTCGTTTTTGGCGTAGCGCGCGATAAGCAGGGGGTAGGATCGGGCCTTTCCTTCCCCTCCGTGGTATTCACTGTGTAAGCCTTGTTTTCGCTCCCTTTCGTACTGTATGTCCTCTTCCGTGAGGAAGAAGGACACGGCCTCTAGTAGATAAGGAGCAGCTTTAATGGCAATGTCTATGCCTGCGTCAACAGTGTCCCAGAGATCACCCCAGCCAGAGGAGGCATTTAAATAATCCGCAGAAGTTCCATCTCCTGCTTTCTCCGTATTGACTGTAGCTCCGGGTTTTATTGCTTCAAAGACCCAGTCCCAGGAGGCAGTGCAAGAGCCATCTCCAGCACCACCATTGGTCCCGAAGAGCGTCGGGTCGCTTGCAAGTTCCATATTTCCATAGGTTTCGTCAAGAACGAATGTGTTGTCCGCCGCTTGGTAGCCTATAGCTACGTCTTTAAGTTGTGAGCGAACGGTGGCAGCGAGAGGAGCTCCCACCGCTAAAGATCCAGCAGCCGTGTTTTGAAAGGACGCCGTCGTGGGCATTAAATAACGCCCAGGAAGGTTCGCAGTGTAGCGATTTTTGTCAACTTTCACAAGAGCTGTGGAGCCGTAGGTGGGAGGTCCGTCGAATGGTTCATGGCCAGTAACATCTGTGGTGTCTGTCAAAACACCTCCACTAGCTGTGGTTGCTATGTACTGAGAACGCCTAGGTTTTCGGAATTCTACATCTATATCCATGAACATTTGACCACAAACTACGTCTGCCTCTGAAGTGAGACAAACCCCGAACAATTTACCAGCCGCGAAGGTCTTAAGATCAAAGTTAGTTGGGTCCTCTAACGGTTGGGTAAATAGCCATTTTGAGCCTCGCATGGTCACTGCGATCGGTGACCAAATCGACGTACGCGAGGCCTCTTCATAAGTGAAGAATTCTAGTTCATCTTGGGGAATAGTATCCTGCGCATTGTAGGAAAAGGCTAGTCCTACATATCCTGACGTGGTGGCAGGTAATACTGGTTCGTGGTATACCCTAAGGTATTTGATTCGGTACTCTTCAAAAGATGCAGCCAACGGCATAACCCAAGGAAAGACTTGAGCATTGACAGGCGATATTAACCACTCGTGCATCGAGGGTGAGCCTGATGTTCCAGATGCCGTCATTTTTCCAAATAGGGAATTTCGTCGACTGATTCTAAAGGTGCCATCGTTGTGATTGACGATCTTGCGTGATGTGGCGACCGGTGCCGCTCGTTCCAATCTTCGATCAGATCGTTGAGATCGTCGAGTTCGTTTGGGTCTAGGAGCCACACTTCGTTTTCGCGCTTTTGAGATTTTGCTTGTTTTCTTTGCATTTTGTTTCATATTTGATTGATTAAATGTGCCGACCCCCTTTCTAATTTACTAGCCGTAATCACGGTCGCGCATCATATGCAGCAACCGATGATCGAGAAAAGATGGAAACGGCCGCAGTCGTATCAGAGCCTCCAACTCCAACACGGTCTCTACGTCCGTCCCATACCGCTCTGCCGTTTGTTCTAAAGTTCGTTGTTCCGGCAATGAGTGGATTTTGCCCGCTCGAATTTTATGCTCGTCGAGGGGGTCTTCAATAGATGTTTTTCCCGCGAATCTCCAAACAAAAGCTCGGAGGATAGGGGGTAGCGTATAGTGCGCCCATGTATTGGCCACAGCTGATGCGTGAGTCAGGCAAGCATCGAGGTGGTCTTTGGGGTAGTTCGGGAGGATTTCAGGTTTAGCATTCTTGTACGCTCCAGTTTTGAGGTACATACCGGGAAGAGGTACCCAGCGCAATTTTTCTTTGTTATCATAGCACCACATTCCTTTCAAAAAGGAAACTGCGGTGATTTCCTTGAAAAACCTGTTTTTAAAGTCGAAGCCTAATAGCGAATAAGATCTTGAAAAATCGACTTCCTCTTGTGAGACAGCGTACAGGAAGGCGCCTTGATGAGCAACGCCGTTTCCCGAGGTGGTGTCTGATCCTCCCGTGACGCAGGTACGTCGTTCATATCCGTGTGGTTGTTTCTTTATTCGGATCTTTCCTACGTCAGTATAGAACTCAAATTTAGTAGTACGCCAAAGGACTTTGCGTTCGTCTTCCGGAACTCCTAAGAGCCCAAGTTGACGGAGTCTATATTGCAAAGCCCCAATGCTTTGGGACTGGTCGAACATTCCATAGTCTCCTTCAAAGAAGCCATTTTGGATCGCTATGACACTATCATCACCGTTATATATAAGCCAGTAATGATAGGGACTTTGACTAGTCCATTCAATTGCATAGCGTGCCCATTTACCCAAGAAATCTGCATCTCTCCCTGATGCATTTGTCACTCGACAATAGTGATAAGCCTTTTTAGTCTTGAAGCGGTAGACCGGAGTGGTCTTTATATTAAAAATGCTCTTCATACGCTGTGCTGCAGCGAAGACTGTGGGAGCAGAATAGGCTATCACCGCTGGATGCTGTAGGTTGACTGCTCGAGGTTTAAACTCAACGTACATTTCACCGTCGGAATTCTCCGTCACTCGCATGAGTTGTTCATTCGTTTTTGTAAAGAATGAAGACCGGAAGATTTTCGGATCGGCAAAAGGGGATCCAGTTTTTGTTAAGAATTCGTCGCCTGCCACCCATCGGAATTTACGTCTTCCGGATAAGTGGTCTGCATACGCAGGAATGCAGGCTTCCCTGTCAAACTCAGTTTGTTGTTCGACAAGGTCTGGAACCAATGGCCAGATTTTATCAGCTCGTTTTTGATCATATGGTGCTGCTTTTAGAATTCTATGTTTTAAGACGCCCATTAAGTTCTGGGGAGTCTTTTGTGGTACATGAGTGACAACGCCTGTTGGTAAGTATCGTGTGAAGTAGGCGGGATTTCTTTTGTCATAATTCTCTGTGCCGAAGGGTACCAACTCGACATAGGGACAGGGTTTTGGCTCTTTTACCACGTACGGTCGCCACTGCTTTCTATGCTGTGTGGTCGCCAAAGGACTTACGACGGTAGGTGGTTGAGGGTTTCTGGCGGGTCTGTCCTTCCAGGGTTTGTTGTAGTTTTCCTCTACCCAGATGGCGTGGTATTGCTCTGTGTGAGTGTACAAGGAAGCACTGCCGAAGGTAAAGGCATTAGGCGCTTTCAATTGTACTTGTTGGGCCATGACTCCTGCATTCCAAGCGGAATGGACACAGATCGCAGCTGGCAGACTATGCTGGCCTACAAAAGCGGCGAAAAGGTGCAAACATCCGGTTGGAAAGTACTGTTGGAAGGTGTATTGGGGTCCTTCCAAGGCCATAATAATGGCGGAGGCGGTCCAAGGCCCGCCGAGGCGTTTCGGAAAGTAACATTTGAATGTCTCTTCTAAGATAGGTGCTGTAGCTAATACGTTGATTGCATCTCCTATTCCGAGAACAGCCTGGTTGAGAGCTCCTGGGGGCGACATTTGCTGAGTCGCTCTGACGTATCTACTGTAGGCGTAGATTCCCAGGGGGATTAAACCTAAGAGCCACCATTTGGACCATGGCTTAGACTCGTAGGGTGACGACGCAGCAGTTCCCATTTTTACTGCTGCAGCATAGCGGAGGCGGTCGTCGTTGTTTACTTCTAATTGTCCTGAGGCCAAATCGGCGAGTTCTCGCCGCCTAAACCAGAAGGCTGCCGATATAGTTCGTGATCGGAGCTGTGACATGTATTCTGGTTCAAATCTCTTTCGAGCTTGGAACTGTGGATCTTCTTTGGTCCAAGTTCTGGCTTTGGCCGACAATGAATTGAAACTAAATTGCGTGTTTTGTCTGTCAGAATGCTCATCCAAAAGATGAAGGTAGAGAGGTCTATAAACTTCTACCTGCTGGTCTGGGTCCAATTTGAAAGCCCAATTTATCCAGGAGTCATGTGAAAAATACTCGTGGTACCAGCACCTACGCATAGCACGCGCAGGAATTGACACATTCGTGACTTGGCTTCCTACAGGAACCAACCGAGGGGACTGTGGTTCTTTATCACTGTAGAAAAACTGTACGCAATAAAACACACCTTGGGTTCCCACCTCCGTGACGGTCCAGACAAGGAACCGGTCGTCTGCGACTGCTATGCTGTTCTTTTGAAACAGCCAATCACTTGTTGGGTGGGGAGCCAGTTGAGGACTGTTAATGTCCTGACTATATTGAATCCAATCTGTTGCACTAGGTTTCAGAATCCTTTGACGAGGGTTTGAAGGGTCGAATCGTCTCCAATACGCTTCTTCGAAAGGACTTCCTCCTATACCGTTGAATCTCTGGTTTATTACGCAGATTGTGGTCAATTTGTGTGTTTGCATGATATAATGTAGATCGGTCGGAGTTATATGGTATGTATCTACCAAAACACCCGCTGTGGGGTGTATTTCATCGCTCCATTTCTTGTTCAAATTCTGTTCTCTGAATATATCATGGGGATCCTTGAGTCCTTGGAATGCAGCCAATGAGGGCACTATCTTCAGCTTGATCTGCATAAATTCCGGGACTTCATAATTTAAAGAATCCACTATGCCTCCGTCCCTAGCCACTCCCCCAATGGACGCTATCCGTGTGTGTCCTTGTTGGTGGAGATTGGCAAACGCCTTGCTAACTATTACGTTGCGCGCGGATGCCATGATGGGATGTTCGCCATCTGGCGTCTGGGAATCTCGAGTTCGAAGACCAAGTTTTCGCATTTTGGTTTTTAACTGCGGATTTTGGTCCCAGACGGGGTTGGAGTAGAGGCGAGAGTTGAACGCGACCGTTCTAGCTCTCTTTGGTCGTTGTGCTTCTTCTTTGATCTTAGTGGTTTTCGAAGTAGGGGGCCTGTCTTCTTTATCTTTAGTTGTCCACTTATGTTGATCATGTGAAAACCGGCATTTAGCTCGATTGCATTTTCCTGCCTGGAAATAACGACACGGTACGCTGGACGATTTGCCTTTCTTGTCTGATGATGTGGCCTTGCTCTTGGCGGAGCTCGTCTTTTGTGCTGAGCCTTTCTGGGTCCGTCCCTGGACGCGTTTGGCTCCTGCCTGGATTTCTCTAAGTTTCTCGTGGGCATCCTCCATCTGTGTTAAAACATTTGCCAGATATTCAGGATCCACGTCTTCCCATACGTATTCGTCTTCTTCATCGGGGAGTCCAGGGCAGCGTACTACCTCTTTGCGATTTTCTTCGCCTGTGTAGGCCTCTGTGTCGGTCTCGCTGTCCGACACAAAGCTCTCTGTATTAGAAAGGTCCGAAGAATTGTCTTCGGTGGTGGACTCGTGTTCAGAGTCCATAGTTGTTTTTATTGTATGATTGATTGATTGATTGATTG